CTTCTTCATCTCAATTGTATTAATGCCTTTAGCACTATCAACTAAGAACTTTATCATATCTGTTTTTTCGTTATCGTTTTTCTCAACGAAACCTATGTTCTGCATTGGAGTTCCATTTGTAGGACTCTGCTCAGCATCATTTTCTGACAACATGACTATGCCAGATTCTGCATCCCAAAATACGTTCTCAATTGGGGTGTCTAAGCTTTCGCCCTTAATCATATCTACTCCGTCAACTTTTTCGACAGATAAAACATTTGCAAATTGATTTGCAGGATTATCTACCAGAGACAATTCTACCAGATCATAGTCTTTAATGATGCGAATTTTTGCATCCATCTTCTCGTCATAGCCATCATCCCACTTATTCATCTTACCGCCAATAGAGAAGCCAGAAAGTGTGCCATCTAGGACCTTCTCCCAAGTGTCCTGAGCACCCTTGGAAATGTATGTAGAAACGTAAACTCCAGAATAGAACTTCTTGGACTCTGGATCAAAATACTTGTCTTCTTTAAAAGAGATCATTTTTCCAACTGCTGTTGGCTGATGCATTTCTCTAATGTTGCCCCGAAACTTAGAGAAGGCTTTTACGCTTGCATCTGTTGTGACTATGTCAGCCTGCTTGTCGATATTATCGAGTGTGGCAAAGCCAGAGACAATACGTCTCTCTACGTCCACTTTACTGAACGGCATTGATAGGCGAACATTGTCACCTTCAGTGGCCCAATGGGCTTTCTGCATAGTCATGTTATCTCAATTATAAGGCTCTTTTATGAAAAGTATCAAAAAAATGATACTATTCTGAAGACCTTCCCTCTCCTGCTGGATTTCGTCCAGCTACAGTGGCAGTGCTATCTGAAGCATTATTTGCTCTCTCAGAATCTCTTTCCCTATTCTGAGCGGTGTTAGCTCTCGCATCTGCAGCCTGTCTAGTGGACATTTCAAAAGGCTCATCACCATCTGGTCTTTGTGGCAGACCAAGCTTTTCACGAGCTTCGTTAGGGACCATGATCTGAGTCTTAACATATCTCTCAAGAATCTGAGACTGAGCGATTTCATCTGTCAGAGTTAGCTCATTAAACTTAAAGTCTAGGATATCTGTCTTTTCTCTAATTACCTTGCTCATCATCTTTTCTAGATTTGCCTGAGCTGGTCTTGCAACCTGCTCTTTAAATGTACGGTCTTGAGCTAGAGCTGCGGCAATGTTTGAAGCATCTCCGCCACCAATCTTTGATAGAGGAACTTGATGGGCAACAAGAATGTCGTCCCTGTTTCTAAGCCTGTAGTCGTTGAAAGATGCCTCTTGCACTCCAGCCTCAATTGGCTCCATTTTAAACTCTACCTTGTTTGTGTCTGTGTCTGCTGGTAGAGGAATGTACAGAGTTCTGTGAGACTGCCCCTTTAGGCTAGTCTGAAGGAATCTAAACATCTTGTCTTCTGCATCAGAGGATAGCTTTGCCCCCTTAAGAGTTACGATATATCTTGGAACACCCTTGTTTCCAAAGTAGTCGATGTTGTATTGAGAAGCCAGCTGATCTCCGTGCAGTGCTGAGATTGCAGACATAATGTCTGGTACTCCATAGAATGTATTTAGTGGAGAGTATTCCTTGTAGTGAATGATCTCATTTGGTCTTGGATCGCCTGTAATTGGGTTTTGATTCTTTGCCCCAAAATTCTTAAAGTAAACAACTTTCTGACCAATAATCTGAACATAGCCATCACGCAATCTTCGAACTCTCATGGTTGTGGACGGGATATGACCAAGGTAGCCAATCTCACCAGTTACGGTTCTTCCAACTTCTAGGTAACCGTTTCCAGTTGCCTGAACATCTGTATAGAACTTCATCATTGTGTTTGAAAAAGAGTCGTCACTGTTTAGCGTTTCAAGCCACTCACGCATCTCAACCTTTGCTCTTTCAATACGCTTCCTGGCCTTGTCTGTTGCAGTCTCGCTAGTAGAAGCCTCAAGCTGCATCATAGTTCTTTTTGAGACGTGAAAGTCGTAGCCTAGGCCAACAATGTTTTCAACCTTTGCATCAATAGCTGCGTGGTTGGCAAAAGATGTGTCGTAGTAGTTTGCAAGCTCATATAGATTCCATGGTGGTGTAATAACATCAAACATTCCATATCCATTGTGGAATACTGATCCAGGGTTAATCTCTTTAGAGGTTGCTCCATTTTGTCCAGTGCTTATGGCTAGTGCACTGTCTTGGTACCCCTGCCTAGTTGTGTCTACCCCAGTAAAGTCAAGGCTCTCATATGCTTTTACGATTCGATCAGAGCGTCTCTTAAAATTCTTTTCTAGCCCAGAAAGACCCTTCAGGTCATCCCACTTCTTACCAAATGGGTCTTGCTTCTTAAAAAGGTCTTCTTCTTGATTTTCTTCTGGTACAAAGGCCTGGATTGGATACTGATATTCATCCGACATTATTACTCATCTCCATAAAGTTCTAGGGTCTTTTTGGCTGCCATAACGGCACCAATATCGTTTAGAGATGGGATTAGGCCCTGCTTCATTCGGTCTACCTGCTCACTATACTCTTCATCGGTAATTCTTGCTGTTCCTGGAAAAAACACGTAAGAGCCATTTGGTTCCCCATAGTAAGCGGCTGCTTGCTTTAGCTTTGCAATCTGATTCTCATCGCCCCTGTTAGCTTGCACATTCAGAATGTTGCCATTTCCGTCAGTAAACCATTTTCCATTAGCCTTTTTCCAAACATATACGCCCCATGCGTATCCCGTTTGATCTACAAGAGTTACTTTAGCTTTACCAATTGCTTCTGCAAATTTGTCTTCCATGACCACTAGTATACCATATTATACAGCAGGAAGGATACGGCTTTGCCAGGTGATTCCCTGATAGGTGTTGTACTCGTAATTGTTAAATCTTAATGGAATGTCATCATCAATAATTATCTTATTAGTACCTATATAAGTTTTATATATGTCTGATGGGTCTACCCCAAAAATGTTTGATTGAATCGCAATCAAAACACCATTCCAGGTAAAGTCTTGGTTCCAGTAGTCCCAAATCTCAGAGCTTGTTGGTGTTGGGGTGCTAGCCAATAGCCAAGATCTTAAAGTGTTTCTCTGTATTTCCTGCAAACTTGTTGCTTTATATTGAGATATGTTATTAACCAAGACTGATCCAGTAAACCTAAGTCCTCCAGGATAGGAGTCAAAGTCTAGAATTTTTGAGAAAGATATTCCTAATGTTCCCCAGTCGCTTAGGGTCATAACTGGCTCCCTTACAAGGTTTCCATTCCAATAAAAGGCAATTCCATTTTCAAGATTTCCAGTTTTAGCATTAATTCCATAAATACGAGCTCTCTTGCCAGCAATATCATTTGCAACAATGTAGAACTTTATATAGTCATCTTTGCTTTCAATTTCAAATATCTGCTCTGGCTCAGAGGGGAACCTATCTTTGCCATACCTAAGAAAAGCCTGCATAGCAATTACCTTATAATTGTCGGCCAGGTCTTTATTGACTGGAATAGAGAAACCACGATTAACGAATTCATCGTAATCCCCTGCTTTTTCTATTCCGCTGTTTTTTGTAAGGTATAGATATGGTGTGCTAGCTTTATATATTCTGTATGGATTTCTTGATTTGTAGTCAAAGTAGGAGCCGTATTTCAAATAAGGAAAGACTGGGGTTCCAAACCTGGTGCCGATGGGGTTTGAGGTTCTTTCATTAAAAGCCTGAGAAGCATACTGCATTTTCTTAACTATCAGTGGGTTAGAAATAATTCCTGGGACAGTCCACTCCAGATGGGTAACAAGAGATACATCGGTAATTCTAATTCCTTTTGGAGGATATATCACTGTTCCGTCTACGACCTCATATTTTGTAGTTACCCATTCTGATCCAGGAGAGACTACGTTATTTTGAGATGCTGGCATTGTTGTAAAATAAGAGTTTTTCGCAGAAGGATTATTTTTTAAATATTGAAAAGACACGTAAGACCTAACCATGTTCTCAGACGTATCGTACTCTCCATCTTCAAAATTTTCTAATGCTGGATAGTCTATATTAAATTGAATAAAGTCTACGTCATAGTATTTTTTATCCTGGATATCTGATACATACTGTGCGAAATATGTAAGTGGCTGATAGTCTTCCCAATATCCTTCTATGGCAATATCTAAAGAGATGGTGCTAAAATTTATTTTTGAAATTAGGGTATAGCTAGATGTAAGCAAATCGCCGTTGCTGTATTCCGTTAAAACTCCATTATCTCCAAATAGTTCAGATATTTTTGACAAACTAGTTTCGTCGCAAAAGCCTAACTTGTAGATCTTGCCAGAAAAGGTATTTTCAAAGGTATTGTCTCCGCCCAAGAAGAAACTTAGCCTGTTTCTATTTCCAAAAAAGGACAGTATTTCCTGACCAGAATATTTAGTAAATTTGTCTATGTCTATCCCAGCAACTAAAAGTTGGTTTATAGAAACAGATTCTTCTGAATACACAGTGACGGGGGAAGCCCCATTAAAGCTAAACTTATAATATAGAGTGTTGCTTTGTATATAAGCCTCGAAGAAACTAGAGCTATTCTTGTCTTGTATTTTAAAAAGTATTTGTTTGGAAGAGCTTAAGCTTGAAACCTTAAATGCTATAAAGAATGCTTTTAAGTCTTTCTTTAAAATGTCTAAGCTGTCAAAAAGGATGTATCCATTTTTCCCAATAAAGCTAATGAATGGATCTAGTGGCTGATCTTGGGCCTGATAAAGGCTTTTGTACCAGGATTGTGTTGTAGAGTTGTCGTCAAAAATTACAGACGGTAGTCTATAGTCTGGAACAGAGAGTGAATCATCTACTATGGATAGATTCTCTACAATTCCCTGGTTCCAACGACCGATGTCTGGATAGCTATAGTTACTAGTATAGTCTGCAAAAGCATAATCTATAAGAACCGAAGTTCCACCATAAGCACTGTTTGCGTTTTCTGGAAACTCAACGGCTTGGCCGTATGCAAATCTTCTTTTTGCAACAATTGCTGGAACTGAGTATGAGTAGATTGCTACGCAATCGATGTCAAGGAACGGAACACTTTCTGAAGCATAAAATCCTAGCCAGTCATTGTTTTTTTCTACTTCGCTCTCAATTATTGTTTCTGGTGGCAGCAACAGATCCTGCGTCGAATAGTCTATTTCTATAACCTGCTCTCCGTTTATCAGAAGCGATGCAGAATTTTCAAGAACCTTAAAGTCTAACAACATTGGCCTGTACCATTCAGTAATTGGGTGAGCACCAACCGAATCTCCAACTTTAATTTTTATAAAAGGACCGTCTACATAGATTCCATCATCAGATCCAATTGGACCAAAGATTCTTGTTGCTGTAGTTGCTTTAGAATCAATCCTAGCCCACATCTCTACCGTATACTCTCTATACCTTCCAGATTCATTTAAAAATCCTTGTCCAGGAATAATCAGAGATGGGTCTCCGTCATTGGGCAAAATTCTTGTTACATTGGAAGACCCGTAAACAACAGGTACCCCAGAGTTTCTTGCAACGAGAGCACCATCATTAATAAAGTAATAGCCGTCTAGGTTTTGTAGTCCATAAGATCTTGCTGGAATTGCTTCATAAATGAATGGAACACTTGATGGTAAAGGATCTCCAAAAACTCCAGATGATACCGCAGAAAATTCTTCTGACCACTGACCAAGGGTAACTCCATTAATATAAAACTTATAAGTAGCTGGATCCCCTCCAGCGTTAGTGTGAGTAATTCTTATTACAACTTTTATAGGGTTTGCAGTAGCTGGAATTCCAAAAGTTTCTGAAATTAAACCCCATCTTCCGCTAATCTGAGAATCGAATTTTCTTAAAACTGGAGTGGCTAATCCATCATAGGTATATCCAATTTCATAGGAGAGGACTGTTGGTGTTTCTGAAAAGACGTATGCACCGATTGAAAAGGTTTCTAAAGATGAGTTCATGGACGATGGGCTAGCTGTTGCCGAGCTTTCTAGCCTGATTATTGTTGCTGCTTGACCAGCTTCGAATGTTGATGAAATTGTCGTTGTTGATGTCCCTGGTAGTGGCTCATTTAGTATTAACTCGTTTGATTCTAATGTACCGTTTTCAATAGTCCACAGCGACACATCTCTTTGTACGTCGGATATTAAAGATAGGTAATCGGCTTGATCGTCTAAAGCCCACATAGCAATAGGATGCTCGCTGAATATCTTTTCGGCGTATAGATTGGATGGGCTAGCCATTGTTCTCCTGTAGAGTTGTTAGAGTCTTTTTCAATTATACCACTAAGTGTTTATCTTAAAGGTGTTTTATTCAGCAATTTTGTAAAACTCTAAATTTTTACTTAGTCTAGTATTATTGGGATTATGGTCAATTGCTAGAAGAACCTGCTCGATTGCCTCTTCTTTTTTACCAAGATTCCAGGCAGCTATAGAGGCTAGGTCATGAGGTAGGTCTTTCCAAGCAAAGTCTTCACAAAGATAGTCTAGTGGTTTTTCCTTTATTGCCAAAGCTTCTAGAGATTGCGTATAGCACAAGTCCCAATCTTTTGTAAGGTAGGCGTGATTTGCAAGATCTACCCTTGGCTCTCTCCTGCCTGGATCTTCTTCTATAGCTTTTAAAAGATATTCCTTGGCTTTTTGTGGATTACACTTAGCCAAATACCTATAAGAAGCTGCTCTCTCGGCAGCCCATCTAGCCGTTGGTAATGATAAATGACGTAAGAACTCTTTGGTGGCATCTTCAAACTTTTTATTAAAATACAGCTCACGTGCATAGTAATATGCGTTCCTATCATTGCCAGGGTCTTCTTCTGTAGATAATTTTAGTAGAGAAAGATACTGTCCCCGTGATTTTTTAGAATCTGGATAGTGATGAATTTGTATGTCGTACCACCCTTGCTTTTCTTCAATTCTGTCTGGAGCCACTACCTCGTGAACTGGATGCTTCCAGCGATAGCCTTTACGAGCATGGATTTTGTCTGCACCATATTCTACTCCTGGTGTCCCGTCCGAATTCCAGGACCAAGTGTACTTATATCTAGGACGAGTTACTTTATCTGCTAAGGCTTTTTCTAGCTCTTGACGCCAGCCAGGAAGAATAACCTCATCCATATCAAGAGCAATGCAGTAGTCAATATCGGACGGTATTGTTGACAAAGACGCATTACGAGCATCATCAAATCTCCATGGATTAATAGATATCTTTATAACGTTAATACCAAGTGCTTCTGCTTTAGTTACCGTGGAATCTGTAGAGCCCGTATCTGCAATTAAAAGGTAGTCTGCTTCTTTAGCCGACTGA